ATCTGATATTCTACCACTAAATTATGGGCGCAGAAAGATATGGACAGAGCGGGAATTGAACCCGCGCGGAATTAACCAACAGTTCTTAAGACTGTCACCTTAACCAGACTCGGTCATCTGTCCTTTTTTGGTGTCCCTGAGCCCCTGCCCCTACACACTTATAGTTAGAGGTTTTTAGGCCGTCAACTTTTTTCCAATTTTTTTGGAAAGAAAGGGGAGTGCAACTTTTTTCCAATTTTTTTGGAAAGAAAGGGGAGTGCATGGTTTCAGTTTTTTTCGTCAAGAAAAACGTCGCTAAGAAGCAACCCTTAAAAATTGACTATTGTCCCCTTTAACACAAGCAGTCCAAGGTCCGTTTATGGATTACAACAAAAAGACAATCCCTCAACTCAAAGATATCTGTCGGGGAAAAGGTGTAAAAGGGTATAGTGGGAAGTCCAAGGCGAAGATTATCGAACTCTTGACTTCACAAAGGACAGATACTCCTTTGCAAATGCAGCAAATGCAGCAAATGCAGCAAATGCCGCAAATGCAGCAAAGGTACCGTGTAATTTCCCTCTTCTCAGGAATGTGCGGAATGGACATCGGCTTTGCCGAGCAAGTGGTCGTCCACCAATCCAGTGTTAGCCCAGAGTTTATTGAGAGCCCTCATCAAATCCAAGGCTTCGTGAATCTCAAGAGACTTCCCTTTGACACAGTCTTCCAAAACGATATTCTCCCTGAGGCAAAGAGGATTGCCGAGTTGAATAACTGGAATCACAACTACCATCTCAAAGATATTCGCACGCTTCTCAATGAGAATTTCGCCTTTCCTAATGCCGATGTCATAACTGGCGGATTCCCTTGTCAAGATTTCAGTCATGCGGGAAAGCGCCAAGGATTTGATGCAGCTCGTGGAAACCTTTATGAATCCTATGTGGAATTGGTTCGGCGGATAAAACCTATACTATTTGTTGCTGAAAATGTGAATGGTCTATTAACAATGCCGGGCGCTATTGAGACTATTGTCGCCGATTTCTCTGCTGTCGGGTATGAAGTCAAATATCAGCTCATTAAATGCGAAGAGTACGGCATTCCTCAGACAAGATGGCGTGTCATTATCATGGGCCTTCGTCTAGATAAGAAGGCTCTTTCGAACTCATGGAACCTGATAACAGAGAATAAGAGGAGATGTACGATTCGCCCGTATTTCAGTAATCTGGCCGAGCCTAATGTTACAACCGACCCAGCACAACAAGTCTATTCAAAGGCCGCAAGATTGGCCAAGGGTCAGGGGCAAAAAGAGGTGAACCTTGATGGATTTAGTCCAACCATGAGAGCAGAGCATCATGGCAACATTGAATTCCGTCGTATTACTGGCGGACCCGAGGCAGGTCTTGAACGGCGTCTCACAGTTCGAGAGGCAGCTCTGATTCAGACATTTCCTCCTGATTGTGTTCTAACAGAGGTTAGACCGACATCAAAGGCGTATAAGCCCATTGGAAATGCGGTTCCACCCCTTCTCGGCTATCTCATTGCGAGGAAGGTGCGGGAGATTCTGGGTTCTCTAGAGGCATAATCCCCATATCATGAAGAATATTCATACGCCTCTGAATCGGGTCAATTCCACCACCTAGGTCAGCATTTGACACTTTGATATGGAAATACGTATTTTTCATAAGTTCCTTCATTGCTTTTATAGAATACTCAATGCCTCGTGAGTTTCCCTTTGGAATCTTAAATGCTTCTGCTCCCAAGCTCTTAATGACCTGCTTATTTTGTGTAGCTGTAACACAGATATAATCAATAGTCTTGCTCTTCAAATCAATGTAACAAAGGAGCAAATGAGGATAATAGGAATCATCTGCCTCAATCATTGCCTTCACTGCATCTTGAACAGAAGTATCAGCAGAAGTCCACTTTGCCTTTACAGGAGAGCCTACCTTATTCTGACTGTGTTTTACTGAAATATTTTCTCGGTCAATTGCCAAATCTTGTGGAAGGTCATTATCAATATCAAGATTAACAGAATCTCCCAGGCAGTATTTGAGAGCAGCGCCTAAATCCTTTTCTCGACTCATTCCAATCTCCATTCCACACTTACTGTTTCTGGTACATTCGACTTGACTAGCTCCGTAAAGAGTAATCACACCTCGTTGGAACTCATTATTTGACACAGTTGTCTTTAGTCGCTCTAAGCCAAGAATCATTGGGGACTTTCATTGAGATTAGTATGAAAGTCAATTTTTACAAGTGATTGTAAAGAATAACAATAAAAAATTGATAAATCCGTATCGAATATATATGGAAGATATCTTGCAGATGGAATGTGTTAAATCGTGTATTTACGGGATTAAATACGAGGGTAAGATTGTGTATGTAGGCCGGCATAATACGCCGAATCATGTGGAGAGATGGAAGCAGCATGTAAAACAAAGTAAAAGAAATGCTTCATGCCTTTTACATAAAAAGATGGTTGAATATGGAGTTGAAAGGTTTAGTATTGAAAAGATATGTGAATGTGATACAAAAGATGTTGGTGACACGGAAATACGATATATACAAGAATATAATACGTTAATTCCAAATGGATACAATATGCAAAAAGGTGGCGCTTCCAAATCTCCTCAGCCAAAAATATTAAGGAAATGCTCTTACGATGGTTGTAATTTCAAAACTCTACACAGAACAAAGTTTGACATTCATACACGAACACATACTGGAGAGAAACCTTATAAATGTGATATAGAAGATTGTGAATATGCAGCAGTAAGAAGAGATGAATTAGAATTACATATTAAAGTTCATAATGGAATACGACCATATAAGTGTAATGTTCCTGATTGTAACTTTAGTTCTACAAGGAGCGGCCCATTATTAAAACATTCACGCACACATATTTAAGAATAATCTTATATTTATTGTGAATTTTTTGAGGATATTCCAATACTCAAAAAAAAGGTTCTACCGAGGCTCTTGAGCTGATTATATCATGAACTCGGATTATGAGATTCAAAGTCTCATGTACTGACCTATTATACTATAGAACCATGAGCAACTTTTCAGGAGTTGCCAACCTTTTCTCCGCCGGCGGGTACTGCCCCCACTTCTTCGCCTCGCTGCATGACATGTTTATATCATGATTTTTTGAAAGGGCGATATGCTTACTTCTACACCACGGCGGAACAATCCCCAACGGGCCTATCCATCAATAGTTGTATTTCTTTAAATTACTTCTTGGCGGGGCCAGCGAGCACCTTCTTCACGGTCATCACCTTCTTCTTGGGAACCTGAGCAGGTGCCACCTCCTCGTCGTCATCATCGACCTGAGTGGCAGGGGCAGGAGCAGTCTCCTCCTCATCCTCATCAACCACCTGACGTGCGGGACGGCTGCTGAACTCACCTCCCTGGGTAGGAGCATCCTCATCGTCATTCACGAAGCCGTAGCCACGGAGGCCGGCTGGTACGGAATCCAGACGAACCTGCACAGCCTTCCAGCTCAGGCCATACTTGCCGCCTGCGAACCAGACACCAGTGCACTGCATCAGGGCAGTCACCTCAACCTTCTTCACCAGGAAAGTCTCAAGGGGGTTCTCCTCCAGGTCAAGAGCCTTGGCCTTAGGATTGCTCTTGGCATCCTCACCGTAGAACTCAGTCTCGAAGGCACCATCACGATTCTTGCGGAGCTGGAGCTTGACATTGGGAGGGTAGGGCGTCTGGTTACCCTCCTTGTCACGACCGAACTTCACAATAGGCGTGTAGAAGGCCTGGACAATCTCACGCTTCATATCAGCCTTGAACCATAGCTTGCTGTTCTTTACACCGAGGTCAATCATATACTCGTCGAGGCTGCTGAGAGCGTCGTAGAATGCCTTGACCTTACCAGCCTCCTGGTAACCACGCAGTGCGAGGTCAAGAGAGAACTTGGGAGGACCATTCTTATCAAATACATTCATGCCGAAAGGGCTAGGGAGACTGGGCGTCTGAATGAGCAGACTGCGGGAATCACCATAGTTGACATAGGCGAGCTTGCCGCCAGAGTCAAGCACCTTGGGCTGAGACACGGAAACCTTGGAAACACTGAAAGCAGAGGGCTGAACGATAGAGGACATTCTGTTTGGGACTTTTCGATTTAAGGGGCGGGGAAAATCAACTTTTTTTTGATGCGGCCATTTTTAAGAATAAAATGAAGTAGTGGGAGAGTATCTTAGCTTGTGTAAAAAGATAGTTATGAGGGGTGTTGCTTAAGTTTGTGACTTATTTTTTATTTTGAAGCCGGTGCGGTATTTTTCTAATGACTGATAAGAAGACATGAATTCTAGTGATTATCTTCGTAGAAAGACCAAGGCATTGACGAGAACTCTTGGATTTCAGAACGGGCAGGACTCTTCCCTACAAACAATGAAAGCGCAGGCACGTGCTACAAAGACTACTCATGTCGTTGCTGTAGCAGGAAATCACTCACAGATTGATTCTAGTTTATCAGCATTTGGTGTAACGAATACCCCGACTCAAGGGGCCAATGTCGCAGGATATCAGACAGTCGTAGGTAATGGACAGAGTGGAGGAGTATTAATTGCTAATACAACGGCGAACAGAATTATTGGTGCGCAGAGTTGTGCAGTGTGCTCTGACCCGCCTTCTTCTGCTCCATTTAACATTGTGTTACCCTGTGTAACGCCGCTCCCTGATATTAAGAATGCACCAGGAAAGACGGTATGTTGTACAGATGATATGAGCCAGTTATTCAGAAATAATAATGAATTGGTTGCTCAACAAGGAAAGCAGGCGGCATTAAGAACCGCATTTAATTTACCAAAGAAACTTCAGGGATTACGTGGGCCTATAGTGAATGGTCGTTAGACCATAACCTTTGGTGAGATTCCGTAGGAAGCAGCCTTTGGTGAATGGGCGTTGACCGTAGCCTTCGGTCAGGAAGCAACCTTCGGTCAGAGCCAAGGAAACGATTCTCTAGCCGCTGGAACAGATTCAACAAGTGCCGTCAAAACATAAAGTGCAGAGCAATTTTGAAGTGCCCTGTCTTTAGCTCGTGTCAAAAAGGCATTCATTAATCCAAGATTCTTCTTCCTCCACCATTTCAAACTATTCATCATTCCTATAATGACCTGGGGTGTCCAACGAAACAGGGGAGCTCTACCAGAATTATAGCCGCTAACAAGATTTTCTTTTTCTTGTTCCCGTAAAACAGTGGACCACATAGTGTAAAGAATTGTGTAAAAGGAATGATGTTGTACTAATGTCATTTCTTCAAACCAGATTAGATTGACTGCGTATCCTAATGAATTCAGTTTCAAAAATACATCTAAGACCTTCTGATTCCATGCTTGCTCTGGTGTTAGAATAGCATCATTTGAATATAGTACAGGGAGTTTATTACGTATAAGAGTTTCTGTCAAGGACTGGAGGCGTTCAATGACAGGCGGTTCAAGAATATCTTGAGTATAGGGATTCTTCATTTCATGACCATAGTGTAACATTTGCACCAAAAAACGTAAGTCAAACGTCCAGATATGGCTGTTAACATCAGAATAGCTGAAACGGTAGCGTAAGGGTATGGTGGAAATTGGCTCGAGGGTGGTAATATCGGCATCATTTTGTGAGATTTCTGAGATGAAGGTGGAAGGCCCATGAATTTTCCTAATCTTGCGTCTGCCATATGAGACCCAGAATCTATATATCTTTTCTATCGCCCCCCTTTGCTTTCGTGTGATTATCCTTTTTATAGATAATGAAGACCAAAGAACCTTAGATTTAGAATGTTTGAAACAGAAGTCTCCATGTGTAGCATTAGAGCTACATCGTTGGTCAGGATGTTTTTTAGATTTAATACTGAGACATATACTCTCCATCTAACACCAGACCGGATAGTAATTTAATTAAGGATTTATAGAATAAACGAATGTCATTCTGAAGATGACTGTAGCATGTCATGGCTTCAAAATAAAAACGAACGCACCTTGAAATTGAAATATACCCGGTTGTAGATTGTGGAAAAAAAGTGATTTTTGGCAGGCCAGTAACTATAAGTCCCGCGTAAAATGTCCTCCTCTTCTTCCTCCTCCGCTAGTATAATGAGCTCCTCTGCCTCTGCCTCCAAGAAGGTGACTAAGACTGCCACTGCCACTGTTACTGCTACCCCTGTCGTTGCTGCCACAAAGGGCAAGGCGGCAGTGGTTGCTGCCCCTGTGCCTGCAACTGCAACTGCTACCCCTGTAGCAACCAAGACCAAGAAGGCTGCTGCCCCTGTAGCCGCTGCCCCTGTAACCACTGCCACTGTCACTGAGACCGTGACTGCCACGGAGGCGGTAGTTGCACCTGAGGAGGTGCGCCTAGAGTCTGAGGCGAAGAGCATCACTGCCCGCCTACTTGCCGTGCGTGAGACGGTGTCTGAGCTAATCTCTGAGGCCAAGCGCCTAGAGAAGAAGGCCGCCAAGGTGCAGAAGCTGGCCGACAAGCGTCGCCGTCGTAAGGCACCTGTGGAGGGTGAGGAGGGCAAGCCTGCCCGTGTGAGCATCTTCCAGATTCCCACTGACATCTCCCCTGCCCTATGCGCTTTCATGGGCCGCCCTGCCGGCAGCCAGGAGAGCCGTAGCAACGTGACCAAGTTCATCACGGGCTAC